ATTACTTAAAACTCTTTCAGATGTAACTATTCCTTCTGGAAAATACGCGTAATGCTGATCTCTATTATTGCTACTATAAGGTCCAAATTGATGAAACATAAACGTGTCCATTGATGGGTATGTATAAAAACATCTATCTTTATGCTCATACAAAAAATCATATATAGGTTTTTGCTGACCTGGTTTCCATCTCATAACTGAACTATTATATAATGGACATCTTGTAATATGAAATTGTCTTAACCATTCTTCAGGTTTTGTTTCCCACCAATAGTTCCAAACAAGATAAGGTTTTTCATCACTTAAGCTTTCAAAAAAATATGCCAGATCGCCTTCAATATTAGTGTCTAAATCTAAATAAAGAATAGTATCACTAGGATCAAATTTTGTGTCTAAATTAAATAGTGTGATTTTTCTATAATGAGGAATTCCTCCAAAATCATCACGGTGGTAACCATTTTGAACTGCGTCAAATCTATAGTCTGGTTCTAAAGAAGCTCTATAATGTTTTTTCTTATAAGACTCTAATTCATCTGGAAAATCTGTAAAACACTCAAACTCAAAATCTACTGAACAGTTTTTTGAAACTTTTGAGTATAAAGCATTTACATCATTATCACTATATAATTTTCCCCACTTAGCACAAATAACTCTATACAATTACTTTATCCTTTAATTCTATTGGCTCACCTGCTAAATTTGAAATTATTGGATTTTTACCATTACAGTGCCAATCTACTGCTGTTACTGGTAAAAAATTAAAAAAACCATTAACACCAAATTGATACCAAACATAGGCATCTACTCTTCTATATGTAAAAAATACTCTATCAGGATCTTTATTAATTAAATCAACTATAGGCTTTAATTGTCCTTTTTTCCAAACTGTAACAGACGTATTAATAGGAGTTATATTTTGATTTTTATAATCTTCAATTAATTTATGATCTGGCATATCATAATCATATTGTACCCAAGGCTTATTTAAATTTAATTCAGTAAAATATTTTAAATCGCCATTTATGACCATGTCTATATCTAAATACATGCAAACATCATTTTCAGATGCATGATCATCAGAAACCCAAGGATAAATTTTACGATAAAGTGGAAGCCCACCTAAATTATAATGATGGTATCCATTCATCCAACCTTCACCTTGAACAACGCTAGGGTTTCCTTCACCTCTATACCATTTTTTACTAAACTCACCCCAACCAGTTTCATAATCTCTTAAAACTTTAAGATTCCAATCTATAGTAGTATATCTACCTATGTTTTCTTTGAGCTTATCAATGTATTCTTCTCCATACATATCGCCCCAAATATGAACTATTATTTGCAGCATTACCACTTCACAATATAATAGTTTTCATTTAGTTTTTCAACTATTGGATCAAAAGCTTTTAAAACTTTTTCTAACTCTTGTTTAGTGTATTTGTGATAATACTCTCCAAAACCATCGTCATAATTTTCATCATAAAAAACAAAAAAGGCATGTTTAGCATTCATCTTTTGATAGTGATCGAGCAACTTTGATAAACCAATATAATTTGGAACTCCAAATAAACTTACTAATATATCACACTTTTCATCAATGTAAACCTTACAATCTGCATTTTTAAATTTATATTCAGGAAATTTTTTTCTAGCATTATTTAACATTCCTTCAGAAATATCATATCCAACAAATGTTTTAGGATCTGGTTTTCCAAGAATATCGATATCTTGTCCTGATCCGATGCCAAGCGAAACAATTTTACCAACTTCTCCATTTTTTAGCCAAAACTTATGAGCATCATACTCATCTTTCATATATGGATTATTTTTCCAACCGCCATCAATATATTTTTGTTCATACCATTCAGAGGCATCATCATATTTTTTTCTTAAAGTATCACTCATTTACCATCCTATATTTCCATAATTCATCATTGCATGATCTGTCATTTCATCTAAGGTTGTACCTTTTTCTTCATCTAATTGCTTATATGCCCATTCTATTTCTAAACAACCCATACAATCACCACACGGAATAGTTGCATGGGTATTGCAAGATATAGTAGTATTATATATGTCTGAAAAACCGTTTCTTCTACCCAGATCAATTACATGATATTTTTCTAAATGTTCAAAAGGATTTTTTAAAAAATCATCATTAGTTAGCCAAGGCCTTTTTGCTATTCCTTTTTGATTAGGATCCCAACGTTTAAACCATTGCGGATGAGGAGGCAATATGTTTCCACAATACAATTCTTCACAGTCTGTGGTATCTCTAATTTCTTGAAAAGCTTTACATAGTCTAGGATAGTGAGCTGACATTGGCCAGTTCCAACGCGTTTTTCCAACAATTTCTAGTTCTAAATCTATATTAAATTTTTCTAAAATTTCTTCAATAAGAGGTTTTCTTGGATCATCACTTGTTTGAACATTAAATATTCTAATTTGAGTATCTTTAAAGTTATCCCATAATAATTTAAAAAGAGTGGTACTATCAGCTCCAGACGACATTAAAACACCAATTTTTTTCTTTGGTTCTAAATGTACAATTCTTTCATCCCACTTTGGCCCACATCTAAATTCCATTACTTTTCTCCAATAACTAAATATTTTTTTTCATCAATAAAATGTGCTTCACCTGAGTATTTAATATTACTTAATCCTGTAGATTTTTCAAAACTTTCTAAACAACTATGAATGTTAATATTTCCTCTTTTATGCGTTCCACTTGCTAAAAAACAAAAAACTGGATTTTTATTTTGATAAATCATATTAACTACAACTTTTTGATCTATCATTTTTTCACACGAAAAATTTATAATAACATCTACGTCATCTTTTCTAAAATAATCAAAATCTAAAATAACATCTAAACATATTTGATTAATCAATTTTTGAGATCTTATATGCTTTAAACATTGCCAATTTATTGGAATTACTTCTGGATCATAATCATAATAGATTATATTATCTAAATTCATTTTTTCTATATAATGATTATCATATATTGCAAATCCATTTGCAAAAATGTTTGTTGTAGCGGGTGTATTATTTTTATAAATTTTTACATATTCATTTGCTAACCAATTATAAATTTTTATATTTTTATACAAAAGAGAGTTATAGAAATCTTTTTTTCTATGAGGATATTCATTATCAATTAAACTTAAACTTGAAACTAAAGAATCTTCTAACTTAAACATATTTTATTTTTTTCACTCATAGTCATACCAGCTAATGTATGTATAATTGTATTTTCATTTATATATTTTTCATCTGAGACTGCTATATGTTTATCAAAAAAATTAAACCAATTTCTATGATTTTCATCATACGCATTTGGTCCAAATCTATGAAATAGCCAATTGTCGTTGATTCCATAATGAAAAAAATTAGATTCTATTTTTTCAGGATGTATTAATTCATTAAATATTCTTCTATTTTGACCAGTTCTCCAAAGTAAAACTGAACTATTAAAATACGGACAACTTCTTAACTTATATAATCTTTTCCATTTTAAATCTTCATTAAATTGCCAAGATCTCATAATCATAGGTTTAGGTAACTTTAAATCAAAAAAATATGATAAATCATTTTTAATTATAGTGTCTAAATCAAGATATAAAAAAGTGCAATCTTTAAACTCGTGATCTCTCATAAACATTATATATTTACGAAAATGTGCTATTCCTCCAGCATCTTCTCTTTCAAATACTTGCGTTTCATTAACAGTTATTGAAGATTCGGGATCTTGATTTCCTCTAAAATATTTGTTTTGAAGAGCTTGCATTTCATCATAAGCCTGGCCTACACTTACATCCATAGTTATAAAATCAAAATCAATTGAGCAGTTTTTATTTACTTGATCATATAGTCTATCTACATGTTCTTGTGTGTATCTATCACCCCATTTTAAATAAACGATTTTATTTTTAGACATTAATTAATATCTTTCATAATGTTTAATATTTCAAATAAGTCTTTACTTTTTCTAATATTTTTCTTTGCTTCTTCATCATTCCAATTTTTAACGCTTTCTTTTGCAAATAAAGCAACTTTAAATTGAAATAAAAATCCCATGTCATTTCTTTTTTCAAATAATTCATTTACTATGTTATCCATAGTCATAGGTGTAGCAGATCTTTGAGTTTCTTTAATTCTTTCTTGAACACGCGCTTCAATAGAAGCTTCTTTTGCTTCTTGTATTTTTTTCCGTTGATTTATTGTAGATTTTTCTAATTCTTCAAGATCAATTTCTTCGAGTAAATCTTGAAAATCTGGATTTGAGAAATCAACTTCCATTGCGAAAGCTATATTTTCTTCACCTTCTTTATAGATTATTTCAATTATTGTATTTGAATTATCTAAAAATTTGGCGGTCACAATCTTATTACTAAATATCGCCATATGTCACTTCTCTATGTTTTTCTAATCCTTAAATTATATGTATTACGCACACTAGCATCACCTGCTGGAACTAGCTGACTAACATAATCATATGTATCATTATTTCCACCTCTTAATACCGCATTATCTGAATCTAGTATTGTATCAATAATTGCTGTTGTTCTTGGATTTCCTGAATCCCAATCATATCTTACTAAGTTATCTGTTAAATGCGCTGCAGTATATCTAATTGCTCTTTGCATCATTGCATTAAAATCAGAATCTGGATATTCTTGTAAATTATTAGTATCATCAATTTTTACACCATTAGGAGATGTTTTTGGCTTTGGATCTACCATATGTAAATAATAGTTATTTACTGTCAAAGGCTGATCTCTAAGTTCTGGCATTGATCCAGCCATAAACTCTTCAGCATCTGCAATAGTATCAGTGAATATTGGAAGTAAAGATATTAATGTTGAATTTGGAACATTTCTACTTGTAGAAACAAAATAAGTTCCAGCCTGCTCTTCATTAGTGTATGTAGATTGCACAAGTTTATCAATAGAAGGTTTTGTAAACGTATCATAAAAATCTGTTGGGGTCATTGCTTTAATATTATTATCACTATCTAAAAAAGTAGGATACGAAATATTATCTGAATCGGGCCAATACGATGCACCGCTATCTACCAATTGATGAACACGAGAATATGATATAGATTTTATTGATACTGGATCAACTCCTCCTCCCGATAAGTTAGGATCTCCAGCTTCCAATCTTGTATCAACAATAGGTCCTAAATTACCGTCAGTTGATACAACTACTAATGTAACAGAAGGGTTTTGACCATAAAGATATATCATTCTGTTCTGAACATCATCGATGTCAGAATCACTCATTTCTTTTAAATCAGAACCATTTAGCTTGAGTGGTCTACGTACTGCCATGAAAAATTAACCACCCGAATCTGTGAAACCATGTAAATCTTTAACTATTGTACCACTAGCGTTTCGAATAATTAATCTTTCATCTCTTATAGGAGAGAAATTATAAACATAATTAATAGCTTCAACAATATCTGAATCGTGATCAGCTGGCACTGTTAAATTATCTAAATCACCAACATCCCAAGACAAAACATTAGTTTTCTCTCTCCATTGATCAATAGTATCACTTAAATCTACGTAAACTTTTGCCATATTCGTACACCGTTACTTTTATCTTATTTATAATCAACTATAATCTACACCTGGTGCACCACCATCACTATCATATAGCCAAATCGTTTTAAGAGTTGTTCCTGCAGAATTAATTAAGCTTAAACTATCATCTCTTGGCCAGTTTTGTCTTCTTAGAAATGTGTCATTCACCGCATCAACTATATCTGAATCCGCAATGTGAGGTAATAATCTATCAAAATCACCAATATTCTTGGAGAGTAAATTTGTTTTTTCTCTCCAAGCTTCGAAATGATCACTTAAATCTACTCTTACTTTTCTAGCCATTGGTTTTACTCATAGCGCTTATGACTTTTTCAAGCATATCTTTCATTTCTTTTACATCATTTTTTAAGTTTTCAAATTCACGTTCTTTTTCTTGTCTTATATTTTTTGCTTTTCTAGCTTTATTTACATCTTTACTTACATTCAATACAGCCCCAGTTACTTTATCTTTAACTAGGTCTGTATGTCCTTCAATTTTAACATATCTACTATCATTATACGCCAAGTGCAATAACCCGCAAATCTTTAATCGTTGGAACTTTAGAACTATTAGTTGATTTAAATACAATTTTAATTTGGAAAATTGTAAATGGATCTAAAGAACCACCATCACCACCAACAAGATATCTATAATCTCTATAAACTTCTCTATTTTCATCACTTGGAACATTAGCTTCTTTCGATGCTAAAACCCAATTTACATCTGAAATAACATCATTTTCACCAAGTGTTTTATAGTAAACATCAAAGTCAGAAACAGAAGGTCTATTAGCACTAATTAATATTTTTAGGCCAACTGCATCATTAACAAGTGTGATAGGTTTTGTAATATGTTTAGACATATGTGATCCTTCTTGAGGATCAGTTTCCGCAACGTAATCAATTGGAACATTAAACCCTGTTGCTGCAGCTGCAGCTTGTTTGTCTATTCTATGATTAATCATAGAAAGAGATGCACGTTGTAAGTCAAGAACTGGTGAAACGTAAGAGTTTTCTGTAGTCATTGTAACATACATCTTAGCAGTCTCTGTTCCTAAGTCACCTTCTTTATCAGAGTTAGCTACAACTTTTGGATTAGAGAAATAATTAGCTCCACGATTATTTAATGCTGTTTGTGTAGCATCTTCTAAATATGGTGTTTCAGTTCCAGCAAAAGATTTACCTGAATGGAACTTACCATTAAATAGTAGACCCGTTTTATCTGGAGCAATTGTTTGAATGTATGGATATAAGACATCAAACATTGCGTTTTCATTAGCTAATACTGCGGATCCACCACCACTATTTGTTGATGTTGCAGCAGAAGTGTGTGTATGTTTATATCCAAACCCATCAACTTCTGTAATTGTGTGAACACCATTTAGTGAAATTGCAGGAATTCCACCAACAGCTTCACTTACACCTTGAATAGTTACTTCATCTCCTACTGAGAAACCATGATCTTTATGTGCTACATAAACATCAGAATCACCCAATGTTGTAGAAATAGGATTACTATTTAGTAGTCTATTTGGAAGAGTGTCATTTCTTAAATATGCAACTCCATCTGTAGCAGTATCAAAATCAGCTCTATACAATGTAAACATTAAGTCTTCATCTTGTGCAGGATCCCATGTCATTGCATTCTGCGATTTAAAGAAAGAACCTAATGTAGGCTGTTTAGTAACTCTAGCAGTTGTAGTGTTTAAAATAAATTCTCCCATTTTTGCAATATATACATTATAATCAGTAGTGTCAGCCATAACTACTACACAATATTCTGTATTAGGTGCAAGATAAAGAGGCTCATCAAACTCGAAATCTGTTGGAGATGTTGCATCATCAGAAATTGCAACATTAGCAGGTTGCAAGATTTTTACAGATCCTGGGATGATTTCAGTATCAGAAGGATGGCCATTTACCATAGGACGAATTTGTACCCAAACTGGCATATCATCTGATTTAGTTTTAAAGAATAGCCGTACTTTTGTGATAAATGCGCCATATTCTTCACTGACATAAAAAGATTGAGCAATTGGATCAATTCTTCTTGGTCTTCTTGGACGAGGAGGAGGCGCAGGGGGCGGCGGCAATCTTGTAGAAATAATAGTTTGTTGTCTAGTTTCTAATACTCCTTCAGCAGTATAGATTGCTGTAGCTACAGAACTAGAATTATCTGGATCATACGCTGTAATATCTAAAAGTGTAAATTCTCTAGCACCAGTTCTAAATTGTATTGACGAAGTGTTTGGAATAAAGAATGAACCTTCAACTTCACCACCAGCATCAGTAAATAGCTCTGAAGAACCATCAGGGTGAGTCGTAGCGTTATTTTGAGTATTTCCGAATTCAGTACGACCAGCATTTACATTTTGGAATGTAGTTGCTCTACACCATGTTGATACATCTACCTGATCAAAGTATGGAATAATTTTTGTATTCGGTCTGAGTCCTGCAGCTTTAAAGAATACTCTTCTAGATCTTATGAATGGTGCAATTGCAATATCAAGTACACGATCATCAACTAATGTTCTAATAGTTCTATTAGAAACTACTCTTGAAACTGCTTCGCCTGTTTCTCTATCAACACCATTCCAATTCCATTCAATAGATTGCGCTAAAAGTTCTTGATTAGTAGGGATACGACTTCCACCATCAATAACTCTAGTGCCAATAGTAACATCTCTCCACTCATCTGATGCTGGAGAAATGATTAATTGACCATTAAATTGGAATGCTGCATATGGGTTAACGTTTTCAGTACGAGATACTTTATCTTGAACAATCCACTCTTCTTCATCATATTTAATATAAATGTTATCGCCTTTAATGATAGTGTTTGTAGATTCGTCTGAATCATAAACTAGTCCAACATTTTTTTCAACAAAGGCTGTGTTTAATGTTCCTTTTTGAGGATTAATAGAAGCTCTATACTCAGGATTACCAACCAATGAATGGAAGTGATCTACAAAATTATCAGCCAAAAAGCCAGATTTTGTTCTATTGTTGCCTGAAGAATCCAAAACTTCTAAAATACTAGTGTCAAGCTCTAATAGTGTAAGTGCAGTTGTTTCTTCCAATCTATCAACACGCTTTTCGATATTATTAATATCTTTCATCGTGTAGCCTTTTGTTTCAACGTATTGCACATCCATATCTGAATCATTAAGAGTATATGGATTCATTCTAAATCTGTAAAGCTCAATAGAATTTTCAGGAATTTCTTTAAACTTAGGATCTAAAGAAGAAACACCTTCTAAGACACTTACATTGCCATTTTCATCCAAGATTAATCTGTCATATCTTGGTAGATAATAAGTTACATCTGCATTAATTAAATCTGTGTTTTTAGGTAGTTCATTAATTCTTGCAGTTCCACCTGTAAAAGTATTACTAGAGTTTACAGTTGGTCTAAAATCTAAATAATTTCTAAGATCAATTATAGTACCATCTTTTAAAGTATGACTAGGAATTCTAGCATAATTAAATCCTGAATATGAATTGATTCCAAAAAAGTCACCTGTAGCACCATGTGTAAAGTGTTTAATTTTGTAAGCAACACTATTATTTTGAGTTTGACCACCTTTAAGAACTAATCTGCCTAATCCATAATATGCATCTCTTTGACCACCATCAAGTGTAAATTTATGTGAAATATCTTTACCATTAGCTGAATCATCACGAATGTAGCTATAGTCATATACATCAACTAATCCAAGATCTACGTATTTAACACCAGAACCATCAGATTCTATAGAAGCAATGTCTGTAGTTTCAGTATCAGTTTTAGATCTAATTTGTCCTGCTGATTTATTTACGTATGCAATAATTTCAAGTAGTGATCCAGTTGGAGCAGATGTAATTGATGCAGATGTTGCACCAGAACCTGAAATAGTTGGAGAAATAATTTCTCCACTTGAGTCAACAGAAACAAGCCAATCTGTTGTATTGGAAAACGTTTCTCCAGTTGCTGATAAGTTTAAAGATGCAGCTCCAGCTGAGTCTGCTGTTACAAGAAAGCGCCTTTGTACTTGTAAAGAAATATCTTCAATATTAGATGGTCTTTGTTCTGGAAGAGGAAATATTAAACTTTCATTGTTAGCATCCTTTAAAACAGCTATACCATTTTCTAAAACTAAAGAAGAATTATCTTCTGCAGATGTTCCAATAGACCTAACATCTCTAAAATTATAACCACTATTCATAGAAATATTAAATAGATATAATCTATAAGTATTATTTCCTGCAGCATCAATTGCTCTAATTCTTGCAGTACCAATATTAGAACCTTGAAAATAGGTGGCATTATCTCTTAAATTTACTGTGCCAAATTGATGAATATTTGGTAATGCTAAAAGATTTTCAACAATAATATAATTTCCATAATTAGCTGCTACAACTTCATTTTCTAATAATTGTGTATCTCTAGCTCTATTCATTGAGATTGTTGATGGGATCGCTTTAGCTGCTCTATAACCATTTACATAAGCAGTACCATCACTTACATTTAAATCAAGTTTAGTATTGTCATCTCCATCAGAATCAAAAGAAATTTTGAAAGGTTTAACAATATAATTACCTGATTCTTCTTTTGTTCTAAGAGCTAATAGATCATTAATTTTATTATATTGATTAAATCCAGTTACTACATCTCTTACTTCTGAATTTACTAGTTTAGCTAAATAAACAAAAGTTTCATCTGAATCTATATCGTCTCTTGTTGTTAAAACTAACCTAATTCTATAACGATCCGCGCCAGGAGCTGTCGTATTTGGAACAGAACCTGAATTGTCATATAAACCACTATCATCATCAGAAGTTACAATTTCTTGAACTATTTTAAATCCAACTTCAATTGTTACATCCGGTGTATATTTTGAGATAATTAAAGATTGCGATTGAGCATATACAAAAAATCCATTTACAAAAAATGAACCTTCACTAATCGAAAACTTAACACCTTTACCAACAGCAGGATTTGAACCAGTATTTGTTGTTTGAACCGTTAAAGTAGTACCAGTGTTATCTCCAACAATATCTTCACCAGCGCTTAAACGAATAGGTGTTGATCCAGTAGTTCCACTTAATGTATTTGTATATGTCACAAATAGAGTTGCAGGATCTGAGCCTGATGCCGCTTCTGATGAAAGAACTCGAACTTTAACTCCAGAATTTTGACCAGTAAACGTTTCATTAATTTCAGAGCCATCTGTAGGGAAAGCGTTTGTAGTTGTGTTTAATTTAACAAATTCTACTGTATCATCTAAAGTTGCACCACCAGGAACAACTGATGCACCTTCTTTAAAAATATTTCTACCAAATCTTTCAATTTGATTTTGAAGAATAGTTTGCATTTGAGTAAGTTCTCTCGCTTGCAAAGCTCTTCCTTTATTAAAGAGAATTCTATAATAGTTATCACTATCTAAATAGTCATCTCTATATCTTGTATTAAGAATATTTTCTGTGAAGGTTATAGTCATGTTTTATGCTCTTACAGTTGTAAAATGATTTTAATGTCTTCGATTTGATTAGACATTCTTTCGATAGCAGATCTGTTATCTATGTATAAGACGTCTCCAGAGAATGGATCAAACTCAGATGAATCTGTGATAGTTCCAATTATACCTTCTCCAGGTCCATCTGATTCTGTTATTGTTTCACCGCTATTAAATGAACCATATCCAGTAGCTGCTGATTGATGATAATAAATTGTATCAGAATCTACTTCATCAATATATGCTTTTGTTCCTGAAGTAGCACCAACAATTGTTTTATCTACACTAAATGCAGTTGTAGTTGATGATAATGTTAAAGAACGTAAAGCATTACCAGTATTATCGATAAAGTCTGAATCAGATCCATATTTTTTAGGATCTCTAATTAAACCAACTTGTCTAAAATCTTGAACAACAATAAAGTCTTCTTCACTTCCACTCACTTTAGTATGTAACATAAGTGCTGATGATTTTAGATCTTTTCTAGCGTCAAATCCAATTCCATCTTCATCGGAAATAATAGCTCTAGCTGTTGCACCAGAACCACCTCCGCCGGTAAGTGTGACACTCGCATAATCATAATTTGTTGGATAAATTAAAGTAGATGAATCATTAGCAAACTCGATTCTAGTAACTGATCCACTATCCACTGAAGAATCAATAGTTGAAGTAATTGATCCAGTTACAATTGTATCACCATTTCCACTAATTACTATGTCAGGTGGGGATGTATATCCAGAACCACCATTAGTAACTAAGATGGATGTAATCATTCCTGATTTTGCAGTGTCTTGAATTTCTTTATGCTTAAGTTGAATACCTGTTGCGTCTGAATCTAAAGACCCTACAATTTTACTTACAGGCATATAATTAGCAGATAAGAAATAGTTTGCTTCTAAAGCAGAAATTGTATATAAAAACTTCCAAACATATCCATCAGCAGTTTCAAATGGATGATTATTTGAACCTGAAGGCTCAACGGTTGATGCAACGGTTTCTCCTGCTGCATTTCTACCTGTTCTTAAGCAAATATAAACACCAAAGTTTTCGGTCATCACATAATAGGACGGTGATGGATAACCAGCTGTTGTGTCATCATATTGTGCATAAGTAGTACCAGTAATCCAATTTACTCTTGGTACAACATAAGAAGTAGCGGTAATTTTTTTAATTGCTTGTAAACTTTGGCGGAATTCTCTAACTTCAGCCAAATCATTTGTTGGTGTTGGAGCAGTATCAGAACTATCCCAATACTCGGATCTACCCAGACCGATGTAGTATGTACTGCTTGAATCGTTAATGCCATCTATAATGTCACCAACAATACTATGTCTAAATCTATCGGTAATAACTGCCGTCATGCTTTATGTCCTATATTTTTTAGTATTTATATTAAGATGCAGGGTAATATTCGTATGTATTTTGCATCAAATCATAAATTGATGTATAATCAGAATCTAATTGTGAAACTGTCAAGGTTTGTTTATCTCTAATTTGCATATTAGGTTCAAGTCTTACAGTATAAACTGTTTGATCTGAATCTGCATTTCTATCTGTGTAACTACTATCAGTTTCAAGTAAACCAGATGGTAAAGTCCAAACATAAGCACCTGAATTAATATATTCAGTTCTACCCATAGTTTGAATTAGTGAAAGATCCTGAGCTGTAATTAAATCATCAATAAGATTACCTTCACTTACAACTGTTATTTCGCCAGAATCAGAATATAAGTCAGAATCTAATATTATTGTTGGTCCAAGTAAACTTGTTGACTGAGATGTTTCAATTAAAACTTCAGCACCAAGATAAAAACCTCCTGGATGAACAAATTTCTTGTATAAATTTCCCCAAGTTGCGATTGAAAGAGGAACTTTTACTAAAACTGATAAAAATTGGTATAATGCACCATCTTGTAAGTATTTTAGTGAGTCCATCCCAATTTCTGACTCACCAACAATAAACAAATTGTCTTTAGGATTTGAAATTGTTACATCTTCACCGAAAAAAGCTCTAAAAAATCCCTCAGCGGAATATTTTGTACCTTTTGACCTAAAAAATTTAGCAAAATTACGTAAAACTTCTCTAGGTGTCGTAAATTGTGTATTTGAAATGCCTAAAGCAACTTCTTTAAATAATAAGTCTAATTGTGATAAAGTACTTGCTTCAACATCTCTAATTGTGTATAAATCTTGAATTAAATCGCCAAAATTATCACCACTATCTAAAAAATCATAATATGCATCTAAAAACGTAATTAAATTAGGATAATCCTGAACAAAATAAGCTGGTAAAATTTCTTTTACCATGCTTTTTTGCATAGAAATAGGTAATCTATTTAAATCCGTTAAAGTTTTCATTATAATGAGACTTTCGTATTCTGATCATCTTTTAAAGCTGCAGCAACAGTTTTCTGTGGATCTATTTTAATTATATAATTTCTAAGAGGTCTTATAACCGACTGATTTGCAGGTGTAACTGAAAACTTAATATAAGTATTTCCACTTGAAACAGATAATGGTGATAAAGAACTAATAGAAACAACTCCATTAGTGTTTTTATATGATCCAATATTATCAGCAATTACTGATCCAGTTGTAGCATTTATAAGTTGTAAATTAGAAGTTTTTAATTTATTTCTAATAAAAGCAACAGTCCCATTTGAATGAACAAAGTTTTCAGATTTTATTACGTAATTCACATCATCTGGTAAAGCAATTGGAACTGGGAATTTTAAATCATATGCATAAGCGGTAGATCCAAACGTTGGAGTTAACCTTAATTGTACTTTTAAATCCATTTTTGAAGAAAGTATTGCATTATCCATTTCATCAATATCAGCAAGTAAAATAGATCTTCTAAATACTTTACCAAAAGTATTCATGTTTGTATTTACATAGTTAATTACTTTTGTTTTAACTCTGCTTTCCATATTACCTGCTGTTAAACCGGTTAGATCAGGATCATATTCAAATATTACTGTTGGTTCTAAATAAACATTTTCAGGATCTACAAATTCTGGCGTGATTGATCCAATTGATAAGTTATCAGTCAATTGTGTTTGAATATTGGCTTTTACTGTTGTTTGAGATGCAGCTGTAACATCATCGTCAAACTGTAAACTAATAAACATTTTACCATAATCTAAAGGTATATTATCTTCACCACCCCAAGCTTTCACTGATCTAACACTTGTAAATTTAGATTGAATCAAACCTTCATAGTCTAAAGGTGTTACTAATCTTTGTTGTGCTGCAAAAGCTATTGGAGCGTTTTGTCTTACAGATTCAATAGATTGTTTTTCTGCTCCAGCAGTTGATTTAGATAAAGTAACTACTGTCTGTGTATAATCAATTGAGTCTACTGTAATATCAGATGATGCAGAAAATGAAGAACTTCCATTCGCACCACCACCACTTGCTCTTAAATATTTTACTACAATTTTGCTTCCAACTGTTGGTGCTTTACCAAAAGTAACTCCATCTCCAAACTGCAAATCAAAGAAACCATTAGGAGCTTCTCTAATTGTGTAATATGTTGAATTTGAATTAACAGTAATAGCTTGTGATAATTCTGTATATGTAGTATAAGATGATGAAGTTGTTGAATCATATACATCTACAACTGCGGTTGCAGTATCCATATTTACATCTGGAATAACATAAACTTGATAATCATCTGTTTCACCAACATAAAATGTTTTTGTTACAATTTCACCTTCATACGCAAGAATTGATTCTTCACCATCATCATTTACAAAAACATATACTCCAGTTCCGTCATCTGTAGCTGTATATTTTTGAATTGTATAAAATGTATATGATGTACCATCTACACTAGTTGTATATGAAGTATATGCTGGCAAATCAATGGAATCAGGCTTAGTGACAGCTGATGATAAATCTAAAGAAACTTTAAGTGAAACTTGAGAAGAAGTTTTTGATCTAACAGTTAATCCCAAAACTTCAGCGTGGCCAACTACTGAACTTCTTAACTGTGCGGTATTTAAAAATGCTTCATTCAATGCAAAATTAGCAGTTAATCCATTAAAGTGTGTATTATATGCTAATACATCTAAAATATTTGATAAACCTGCACCTTCAAAATCATAATCAGAAAATTCATCTTTGTCAGCTAAATATGTTTTTAGCTTTTCTTTTATATTTTGAAAATCAAGAGCTGTGGATGTGATATTTGTGGCCATTTATCTTAACCTTGATAGAGATGTTTGCAGTACTATAATTTCTTCACCATTTATTACTTTAAATTCTAAACGAACTGAAATTGAATTATTATCAGGTTTTGCATTTACTTGCAAATCTAAAATTTCAGCTCTTGGCTCATAATATTCAATAGCACTTATTACATTATTTTTTATTTCTTCACCTGTTAAGTCATTAGCTAATTCAAATAATAAACCAGATATATTAGCCCCAAAAAATGGGTCAAATGGTTTTTCATAAAAATTAGTCATAATAATATTTTTCACAGATTGCTTAACAGCCGAAGCATGAGTTTTTTTATAGACATCGCCTGATGTCTTAAGTTCCATAGACAAATCAATATCTTTAAAATAAATAGTTCGAGCCGAAACTATGCTCGAACTACTTAAATTTCCATCTTCTGTCGAAAAAGATTTTGTTACCATCTGAAACTCTTTTTACTTTATTTATATAAATTCTACGAGTGCTTCATCACTCTGTTTAGATTCGTTGTAATATGTAGAAAGTTTCATATCATACTTTACACTATAATCAGCAGGAACTTCAGGAGTAATTACAACAAGTTGCGATTCTTTGTTTGCTTTTCTTGGATCAAAACTATCATACCTAAGTGATAATTCTTGATATTGGAAAGAATCTTTTAAAAACTCTGCAAATTCAAAAAGCTTTTCTGGTGATGGCTGTCCTGTAGAAGTTTTATAAACTTCATAAACTATAGCTCTACCAACTTTCCGATAATCTAAGACGCTTTCTGGTGTGATTGTTTCTCCATCATATTGTTTATATAGTCCTTCAGCTATAACAAGATTATATCCATTAAAAGAATCAAGTAAATTAAAGGTATTAACAATTAAAGTATGAGGTAACAAATTTCGAGCAATTTGTTGTTTTTCACTTAAACTTGTTATGTGATTTAAATTTGATGCATCACCATATCCACCAAGAAATCTTGAAATAGGCATACCTTTACTTAATTTTGTAGCTGCAGTAATTTCAGTTAATTTATTTGGATCATAATTCCTATCAGCAACAAATGTATTAATTTTTCTTTTTGTAGATCCTGAAGACTGCTTATATTTTGCATCAGAATATTGTGTTCTACTTCCAATTAACGTTTGGCCAACATTTACAGTTTGACTTTGCCCTGCAACTCTAGCTACAGGACCTGGAGAAGAATTTGCATAATCCGGAGATAAGTTGCCAGCTGCAATTTGTTCTGAAACAAACTTATCATTTTCAAAATTAGCTGGATTTTTTAATTTAGCTTTTGTTTCTCTAGGATCAAGTTCTCTATCTACTACATTACCATAATCTTCAGAAAAATCAATAGAACGAGCAATACCACCATCTTCGTCAATACTAACTTTTCTAGTTCCTCTACTCGAATTATCTAAATAGTCATTTAACAAAGCACCTGTTGGTAATGCTGTTGCTTTTGTATCTCTGGCCGTAGTGTTATTAGTTAAGCCTGGAACACCACCTCCGCCTAAACCACCAGCAACACCTGCTCTCTTTGCAGCAGTAGCAGTGCCTCTTAAATCGGCATGTACTGTTGTGCCATAAATGGCTGTGAAATCCATTGTTTCGGTCCAAACAGTTTTCTTAGTATGCATATTATAATTGTACATTATAATATTTTCTCCACCAATTGTACCAGTATCACCAAAAACTGAAATGTCTCTTGCAGCTAAATTCATATTATTGGAAGATATATCTAAATCTGTTTCACCAGTAAAATTAACATTATCTTTATGATTATACGCAGCTTCTCCATGCACTAATTGCTTAAAATTGCCTTTAACGTAATTACTAAAACCACCTAAAGTAATATTAATAGATCTTCCAAGACGATAAGCCTGATATATTCCTTTTATTGTTTCTCGAACATTTCCAACTATTTTTTTAGTTACTGATCCAAAAACATCTGCAATAACTGATCCTCTTACTTTCATTATAAAGTTACCACCAACATCCATATTCATATCGCCAGTAACTTTTAAATCTAAATTGCCATAAAATGTTAATTTACCATCACCGCCAACAACTAAATGAAATTCTTCTCCAACAATTTGAACTTGATCGGATTTAGAACTTGTTACAATTGTACCATCTGGACGAATATCATAACCAGAACCAGTATTATGCTTAAGTAAAATTCTATCACCACCTGGTGTATCATTTAATTCAAAAATATGCCCACTTGGAGTTTGGTCAATTTTAACTTTTGGGTATTGTGAAGAAATATCTTGTTGAATACTATTTGGTATTTCTGGCTTACTTAACTTAATATCAAGATTATTAATATCAACACCACGGGCTGATTTATTATAAGAAGGCTCATTATCATAAATAGGATATTGCTGAGTAGGATCTACTGACACACCATCTGCACGACCTGTAGAATTTACTCTACCTTGGCCATAGAGAGCGATTTGATCTTCAAGTGTTAAGTCTTCGTTATCAGCCATATTTAATTTCCTATACTAATGCTAATTGTCCAGGAGTCAAAGGACCTTGCGCTGCAGCAAGAACATTGAATTTTCCAAATTTGGTTTTAACATATTCTGGTACATCAAATCCAGGATCAACTTTTCTTCTTGGGTCTGTATCGTTATGCCCATATGCCTGACCACCTGGCCAAACAGAATAAAAAGCTCCGCAAAATTTATCAAACGCTGCCATTTGAGCCGGAGTTATTGATTGCGCACTAACATATCTTTCAGGATGCGGTGTGCCAGCATTACAGTTATATCCTGCTACAAATGATATAGCAATACTATATTTATTGTGACCATTTAAACTGTGTGCACCTTCTATATTTACAGGTCTGCCTCTTTCAATTGTCCCATCTTTTTTGACAACATAATGATAAGAGCAACCAGAAAATCCTCTTGCTACTGCAACTTCATGCATTTGTTTTGCACCTACATGGCCTTGATCATTATAGTTTGCAGTCCAGTGTGCAACAAATTCTGTAATTGGTCTAGTAATAGTTCTAAACTCAGAAATTAATTCTTCAACTGAACTAACAGCCTCAAACTTATATGTTCTTAAATCTGTAGATGCGCCTTTCCATGAAGATGGCGCTGACCTCACTGTTTTAATTTTTTCAGAACTTTGACCAAAATCTTTTGTTGCCGGTGAATACGATTCAATTTGACTTGATGGGCTAATTGGCAAACTAGAAATAGCTTCTTCTAGTTCTGGAGAAGTTACTTTTTTATATGGTTCTATTTTGTTTATTGCTGAAGTCGGATCCTTATCAATACTAATACTTCTTGTAGCAGAATAAACTATATCTTCAGGAATATCATTATTTGTAACTTCTCTTATTTGTCTTTCTATATAATTATCTACTTTAAGAGATACAGAATCCAAAGGATTAACACTAACACTGCCAACTGCAGTATTTACATTAATTTGTAAATTACTAACAGCGCTATTGACTTCATTTACAATATTTGTTATTGCAGCATTAGCTTGTTCAACTGCATCAAACGCTTTAGAAGAATTAGACTTAAATTCAGAAGGTATTATAGGATCAACGACACTATAATCTGGTGTTTTTCCTAACTTTTGATACATGCCACTTTTTACAGATCTTGGTGCTGTAGATATTACTATTTCAAATAAAGAACCGTTTTGAACACCATTTCCAGTTATTTTATTTAAGTCGGTTTGTGATGAAACAGTTTTAGTTAAAATATTTTCAAAACCCGGTACACTTGGTGTGACAGTAGCCATTCCAGGAATTCTTTCAAGACCAGTTGTAAACTGATCAATGTTTTGTGTTAATGATTCTAAACCACTAATAACTTCACCTAAAGAATTTCCAAGAATTGCTTGTTTAACAGAATTTATTTCTCCAGCTATTCCATCAATTTGAGATTGTAAAGTTACAATATCTGATACAATAGGAATATTAGATAATATATCATTAACTTGTAAAGTTGGAATGTTTATAGATACTTTAATCATTATTAACTTCCTCTTGCAAATCTATTATATGCATCTATTGCGGTGTCTGTTCTTACATTAAGAGATGGAGATGTATATTGGCCGTTTACAATTTCAAATTCTGGTCTTTCATAATATCTTGAAACAGCTATTGCTGCTTCTTTTGGTGTTGTTGCTTTTTTAATTTCGCCTGAAGCTTTTGTTTCAGTTGTTCTTAACTCATGCATCACAAAATTTAATTGCGCATCTAAAGTTTTATAATCCAATCCATTTTGTTGTGAATACGCTATAAGATCGTCTCTTCTTGATCCTCTCCACTGAGCTAAACCTTCAGAAACTTTTCCTTTATCATTTGGATTTCTTGCTGCAGGATTTAAACTTGACTCAGCATAAAAGTTACCAATAAACCCTGAAGCCTGTGCTGGGGTTAGTCCATTTCTTGTAAAGAAATTAAAAATCTTTTCAGCAGGTGTTCCTCCCGGTAATGCTGTATCAATTCTATTAGAATTACCTGGTGCAGAAGAAGTTTGGCCACTTCCAGCTGACGGTGTTACACCAGGAATTTGATCTCTTCCTCTTGGATCAAATACATCTGGGTTTGCTTCAGTCGCATTATTAGAACCGCCTATGTGTGTTTCAGTGTGGTGTATAGAACCAAGAATAAATGGGATTTGACATGACCTACCATCCATAAAAAATCCAAAAACTAAAGCTCCTGGTAAAATCTTTGCGTGTTTTCCAATCCCAGAAATTCCACCTTCAGTGCTAGGAATTAAACATTGAGCCCAAGGTAAATGTGCATTAGGCAAATCATCTTGACTTTGTGAGTGAATCCCATAAACTCTAACCTGAACTCTTCCTAAAAATTCAGGATCTAAATCATTTACTACTTTACCTATAAACCAATAAAAGTCTTCACCGTAATGTTCTTTATGAATAGATTTCATCATTGCTCAACACCTTGCTCTTGAGCCATTTTTGCACAAGTTAAATTAACTGTATATCTATTTGCCGTAAATACATGCCTTGCTGCATAAATCATATATTCACCAGTTCTTTTATGGTCTATCATTTCTTGATCTTGATCATCATTTGTATGAAATCTTAAATTAATAATATTCCCAATTGTCATGTTTTGATCTTTTCTCAAAAAATTTCGACCTGGCACGTTTATATGAATTGGAGATTTTAGCATAAAGTTTCTTAATGATTTTTGAACAACTTTATTTTTATGCAAATCATCACTTTCTTCTTCATGATAACTTCCATATGTTTCCCAATCTGTATAAATTCGACTTGTAGCAATTTGATTCATTTCTCTAGAAATATTGCTATGTAAATTTGCGTCTTCGTCATAAACCGGATCATTTTGTTGCGGCGGAAAAACACGTCTACTTACCATTTCTGCAAAAGTTTCACTTATATCATGACGTATTTCATATTGGTCACCTTTATATAAATCAAAAAAGTTCCAATTTGCTCCAACGTATCCTTTTTTTACAAGATTAAGCATATTTTCAGTATTAGCAGTCTTATATGTTTGAATAATATAACCTTGATCTATTAAATTAAAATCAGAACTTTTACCACCATACGCTTGAGAAAAAATGTAAGGCGTATTAGGATTCATTGGATTTAAATTTAGTATTGTTTCTAAATCAATATATCTAATTTTTTCATCAGCAATTGTTGCGTACAAATAATAAGGAGAACCAAATGCATCTGGTGCACCGTCTTTTACCCAATTCGCAGCTTCAAACGGTGTCATATTTGGAACAATGACTCTTTTCTTTTTAAACCCTGTAAAAGGTTTATTTTTATCATACATCAATTCAAGATTTAAATTATCTTTTAGAATTTTTTCTATAATTTCTACATGATAGCCTTCATAAGATTTTTGTACTTTCTTTAATGATGATAAGTAAGCATGCTCTTCAACAATATCAATCATAAACGTTTCATTTTGATCGTTTGATTTTATAGCCTGATTAATTTTTAAAACTCTAAACTTACGAGTTATAGTATCTTTACTTCCTTCGTCAGTTTTAATAGTAATCTCAATCTTTTCTGTGCCAAGCCAATTAATTTCATTATATAAATTATCATTGTCATTAAATACTATGTTACCAGTTAAAAAAGGTTTATCTACATGTTCGTAAATGTTTATTTCACTAATGACTCTAGCAATGTCTACAACAAAGCGTAATCTCTCTGCAGAAATTACAACCTTTACTATTTGAAAGTCAAAAGGTGTTGTGTTCTCTACCATTATGCACCTAACATTGCCTGATCATATATTCTTGTAATTTCTGTAATGTTAGAAGGCTTAATGATTATAATCTCTTTTAAATCATCATTTGCTGCTTCATAACGATTTAAATGAGTAATTTCAGTAAGTAAAGAGCCAGGCCCTACTTCTGGATCTATATCAACTACATTTTTATCACCATCTTCATAGTGATGTGCTGAGTTATATTCCTCAGAAACACTTGTTAATGTTATTTGATTTGTTCCATCAGATATTAGCTCTCCATCATTAAACGTATAACTATTAGTTGGTTTAACTACTATTTGACCAAGATCTAAATTTCTTCTTAATACTGTAGCTTTAGCTGCTGAATCTATACCAGTGACAGTATCACCTACTTTAAACTTTTCAAAAAATAAATCTCGAGTTACAAGTGTCTTATTCGGATAATCTGCTTTTGCTTTATTAACTACTTCACTATACGACAATGGCCAACCTTGTCTTCTTAACTTATCATTCATTAAATAAAAGGTCCAATGATAATATGGCTGACCATATAGTTTTTGTGATAAAACATCTGGCCTATCGCCATCAAGAATGGTGTGCTTTGTATAAAGCGTAGAGTTATTTTTTGCTTGATCAATTACATCCACATACGCACTTATATTTTGAAATGCATTTTGATCTACCTCATTTCCAAAATTATACAAAACTTGAGGAAAATTTGAAAAGAAAATAGACATTAATAACCTCCCTCAATATCTTTCTTATCAAGAGTTCTAGCTTCAACAAAGCTCATAGTTATTTGAGTCTCTTGGAAATAACCACCTTCATAAAAGGACATAGCACTGGGGTTATAGTTACTTTGAAAATTTCTTAAATAAGAATTTAGAATTTTAGTTGCTACTTCTTTCCCACCATACTGAATTGAAATAGCAAATTTATTTGGGAACTTATACGCTACTGGAATATTACCAACATCAATAGTTTCGGGATAAAGCTCTGATCTAAAAAACTTAATAATATTTTCTATTTCTTGAGCTTCCTGTCTTGTTTTAGGTAGCATATTAAAAGTAAAAGAAAATTCTCTAATATTAACTGATTTAAAAATTGCTCTAGTGTTTGGAGCAGGTGTTGTTTGTAATGCTGATCTTACTGCAGAAGCATTTGTATCTCCTGCAACACCAGCTAATCTAGATGCTGCAGCTCTAGCTGCGTCTTGAGATAAGTTACCTCTAAAGAAATCTGCCATTGAATTAAACGTATCACCAGCTGCACTAATTGCAGCTTCAATTGGACTAGTACCAGCTTTTATTCCAGCTTCAAGAGAAGCACCAAAAACACCAAGGTCAACATTTTCTATTTGAACACCATCTTGAATTT